GCAGAAGTCTGGAGTTGCATGGGTGGTGTCCTTTGCTGATGAACTTATTATAGGGCAGAATGGGGTCAGATGACCCCTGCCTGTGCCAGTTCTTCTGCTGGCACACGGGCAACGGTGAGGCGTTGCCATCCGCGAACCTCACGGATACCATTGACAACATCGTTCACCAGGCGCTCATGCTGACGCTCCATGCCCTTAGCAGTCTTGCACTTGGGGCGTTGAGCATACAGGATGCTGGTGGTGCCATCGCTGTTGTCGATCTCAATGCGATAGTTGCTCTTGAGCATTAGGTTGGTTCCCTTGACTACCTTTGTAGTATAGGCTGCAACGGGTGCGCGGTGTGCGACTGTGTGGCGGTTTGTAGAGTGTCACAAGAAGAATCTCTCAAGTGGTTTTAGATTAAGTTGCATTGCAGAATATGGAGTTGTATTCTCTACATCTACTGTATCACCTTGCTTGGTGGCATTGACAGGCGCATAATAGCATTGTTTTTTTGTGTCGTAGAATCCCCAGATACAACGAACTGCATCACCATTATTGTAATCAAAGCGACGACTACATACAGTCCAGATTGCAATAACATTACGTTTAAATTGTATTGACTCGTATCTGTATCCTTCTGGGGCAGAATGTGGAAAATCTTTTGGTAATTCATTGATCATTGCATTTGAACTCACGACCTTCAGATTCAGAGTTATAGAAGTCTTCAGGATACCATGTCCCAAACTTCTCTGGTGGATACCAGAAGTCTTCCCAATCTTCTGGTGTTGCTTCAGTAATGTTGCTCATGATTGCATAATCAGAAGAGTGAGAGTTGTTCAAATTCAAAGTGATCACAGCATGAATCATCATCATGCAAATCAATCATGTCAGTGTCTACATGCTTAGAGAGTTTATCAAAGAGAAAGTTGACGAACTCTTTATCTTCTTGGGAGAACATTTGCGACGAAGTTTACGACTAGTAGTTTTGTTTTGCTTACCTGCTCGCTCATAGCGAACACCAGCAGGAACAGAGCGGTTAGATAGTTTCATCAGAATACGTTAGTCCAGCGAGTGTGGTTTGCTTTGGTGATACGACCTTCTGATAACATGTTATCACACACATTACAGAAGACTTGAAACTTTTCCTCTCTTGTGAGAACATGTGGTTGTGCCACAGTAGCAATCACCTTGAGCATTTGTGCTTTGGTAGTAATCATCTCTGTTCTGTGGATACAGTAATAGTAGCAGCACCGTCGCCCTGCTGTGCAGGAAGGTGTGCCACTTGTTGAAGTGACTGTTCAAGACGGTTGTAGAGGGCGGAATCATCAATGTTATTCTGATAGGCATGATCTTTAGTAAATCCAAGTGGACAACCCATCATCAAATCCATGATAAATTTAACCTCACTCGTTGATAGTTCAATCTTCATCGACCCGCTCAAACTCCATTATATTTGATGCTTCTACCAGATGTTTATTTGCAACCAAGTACATGTGCTGACCAGTTGCAACAACCTCACCCATATACTTTAGTTCTGTTTCAGGTATGTTATGCTCACGCAATGCTGCCTGAAGCTTGTAATGAATCAACTCAGATTTGCTTACCATGTCTTAGGAAGAGTAAAATTTGCATGTGCGAAGGTAGGACGATCAACCAACTTAACCATCATACCACAATCACCAGAGATGACAAATCCCTCTTGATTGATTTGTTCCTCACCAATGTATGCTTTGGGGCAGTTGTAGAGAATGAAATTGTCCATCACATCCTGCTTCATCTCAATGACCATCTGATACAGATTAGTCAGATAGATGCAACCAAAGATGTCAAACAGCAGGTCATCAGTAAGATCAAGACCGTCACGAATACATGCATTGATCTTCTTGATAGCATCTGCTGCCTCAGCATCAGTCATAAACTGAACATTGTCAGTATTGATAACTGGAGCATCACCACCACCAGAAACCCAGTCAACCGTAGGTTGCACAAATACAACGTCTTCGGTATCTTCAAAGATCTCCATGTCTGCCTCTTGAATGACATAGGCATCTTTCATCTCATCATCAGTTGCATACATCGTATGAGGTGCAATCACAATCTTGAGATGATTGATCACTTGGTCAAACTTGTAAGTGATCGTATTGGGGCGAAAAGTATCAGTGCCGCCAAACCCAATAAAGTCACCTTGAATGATACCAGGGTGCTCAGGAAGCAAATCAAAGCAAGCATGGAGAATATCCGCAACTTTACCCTGGTGATTCGCATCAATTTCTTCATGGGAATGATTGATCTTGATCCGTTTTTTGTTGAAGACCGATTTCGTACCAACGAACTTAGTGCCAGTAGCAGGATCGTTGCCCCAGACAATAGCAGGACTTCCATCAATTTTTACCGATGCAGAATTGAAGTTGTAGAGACAATCAATGGCACGAAGATCACCAGTCAGGATGGTGTCTTCGGGGTGTTGGAGGTGAGTGTTTTTCATACTGTTAGTATGGCACAAAAAAAGGGGTCTGTCAAGACCCCTGTGACAGTTCACTTACTGTCCATTTGTTTTAACTTTTGAACTAAAAGATCTGCTAATGCTTCCATTCTATCTGGATGTATAGCACGAATACCAACATCATTCAAAGCAATTTGCATACTCTCTTGTTCTTGGGAAGACAGTTTCTTACCATTAGTCGGAAGAGTCATGAGATTTGCATTACTGATCTAATTATAACAGTGATCCCAAACAAACTGTGAAATTTTCACATTTACTTCCGATTGTCTTCATCTGTCGTTACACCAACAGTGGTGAGTCGCATCTTTTGAATGTCTTGATACTTTAGTTCACGCACAGTTTTATTCCATGCACGTTGGAACTTCTCATCCCAAAGATTTAGATAGTGATCGAGTTGTGTCACGCTTGCCTCCACAAGTTTACGACTGGTCTCTTCATCTTCATAATCAAGTGATGCTTGAAGTGTTGCACGAATCTGGGAAACATGAGATTGTACTTCCTCAAGATCATTCATCACTTCCCATACTTTATCATAATTGAGAGTCATAATTTCCAATCCTTTTCTGTAGCATGTTCGATTGCTGTAGTCAGTATAGCCTGAACTTGTTCATTTGTCAAGTCATTCAACCATGACCAACGTGGATCATTTGGATCCCAATCCAGTTCAACTTTACCATCTTCGGTGATGTTAACTTTCAAGGAATCTTTAGATGTTACTGGTCCTTCTTCCATTGTTTCCTCACTGCTTTTAGTTCCTTTAGTTCCATTTTGATATTTTGATATGCTACCTCAGCACTAATCTTTCGTGCCATTTCCATAGCAGTAATCATCTCAACTCTTGTGCCAAAGTGTTTCAATGCTTCTTCAAAACTATCCAATGATTCGTACATAATTCACACCCAATCTGGTTTACGGTCTGGTTTTCTTAGGTAATTATCTTTTACCCATGGTTTACTAGCAACATACATTTTATATGCAGTATATGTATCTATACTGGTGTCAAATTTGTACCCATCAGGCATTGCCCGTGCAAAGTTATCTGCCATTTTATAGCATGTGATTGATCTCTTTGACTTACGATGAAATATTTTCTTTGCTTCCCAAAGTGTATGGATACAAGAATGATGCTTCTCATATCTATACAAATACTCATGACATAAACCTAAACCATGCTGAATTAACCAAGCAGTGTTGTGATGATTTTGTGCTGCCCAGATTGTGCATGGGTGATTACGAAAAGCACCTTTGGCAGTTGCATAATAACCACCATCTTTCTTGGGCAGTGGACCCCAATCATAATACCATTTGCTGTAGATGATAGACAGCATCTGACAGCACTCTAACGGCATCTTTACGATGTGCTTGTCTGGAAGAACTTTAGCACACACATATGGATCAGGATCTACTGCAAAGATGTTCATAGTTTTCCACCGACAAATCCGTCGTTTACCACCTTAGTATAGTCGTCAAGCGTACCATCTTGCAAGCATTGTAAATGCCATCGTGATATTCTGATGACAGACTCCTCAGTAGCACCAGTGATAAAATGAGCACCAAGGATAGGTTCTTTCAAAACACTGGTATAAAGACCAAAGCGAGTTTTTATAACATAAAATGCATCATCGATCCATTCTACATCTTCAGGGATATTCTTCTCAATGGTGGGGTTATCACCAAGAGAATCATGAATTGTCGCTCTCTTCTTTTCTGTCATCTTTGTTAAATCCAAATGGTCCTTCTTTTTCTTGGAGTGCAAGTTTGAGTGCTACACTTCCGACTGCTTCCATTACTTTCAGAATGTCTTCTGGTTTAGCATCGGGTCCAAGTGTGGTGGCAACATAGTTATACTTTGGCCAAAATGTTTCACCAGCTTTGATGTAATCATCAAGTGTTAGTAATTTCATTTGTCCTCTTCAAGTTTGACACGATAGATTGTGCGTCTTGCAAATCTTTGATCAATTTTTAGTTTGCCAACATACAATGCAACAATCCAAAGGGTGAATAGAAAACCATCAAACCACCCCATTGTGTTCCATGCTTCTACTGCAGCGTCCACTATTTACCTACCCCATAATCACCACCGTCCTCGGCGTTTTTTGCCTCCAGGTCGCGAATGGTCTGGTGCAGGCGTTCAACCGCCTTCTGTACCTCAGCGGTCTCATCCCACTCCCAAGTGTTACCCTTGGTGTCAACAAATTGTCGCTTAGTCATAAGTTTTTCTCCTTTTTACAGGTCTAATAGATCATCAATGTCGATAAAGCAGACGCTATTGAACATTCCTTCAATTCCCTGCAATTTCAGTTTCGTGTGCTGGCGATGGACCTCCACCGCCTCCACGATGTAGCATTTTCCTTTGTTTAACATGTATGGATCATCATTGGATCCCCAGTTGATCTGTTCCTTGGAACATCCCAGAAACTCAACAACGTCACCTACATGAATCTCTCCAAATTTTTGATACTCTGGAATCATCATTTGATTCTGTCGTGCTCAAGTATTCTACCATACTTGAAGTGTATTCGCAATTCAGGCCAATCCTTATGGTCACCAACCCACATAGCAGGATAGACTGTGATGTACTTGGTAATCATCTCAGCGACAACTCTACCCTTGTGACCATTAGAAACAGGACGATAAATCATCCATTTATGTTGCCTATCTTCCTCTGGAACTTCCTCAAAGTCATGTGTCCCATCATATGAAACACGAAATAACTGACCATGTGGATTTAACCAATAAAATGACATTGTACCACCAATGCCATCTTCTATGTCTTTAGTCTGACATACCGAGTTTGTGAATACTGAACCCAAATCATATGATGACTTGAAATAATCGAACATTCCCATTTGTTCTACTCCAGTTGCTCTAGGTACTCTTTTTCATTTTGGTAAGGATGCTTCTTTCCTGTCTTTAATTCCCATGCCTCTATAAGTTCTGGGATCAACCATTGATCCACTCGATAACAATACTTCCAGTTGACTGGTTGAATACAATTCATCACAACAACTTGAAAGAAGGCTACCAAGTGGATCCAAACTGTCAACATACTATACCAGTGCGAGGGGAGGAATACCTTTCACGAAGATAGCATCAACCACATTCTGAAGGCGTTTGATTGTAGCAGCACCGTAGTTATTGTGGACAGGGACTGAAACAAATCCACAAGACTTACGGTAGAACTGACACTGACCAGGGGTAAGTTTGCCAGAGGCAATGTCAGCAGCATCGTTGCGATCAATACGAATCACACGACCGATAGTCTGTGCCATCTCAACAACATTCAAGTTGCGAAGAAGGATGCAGTGAGTCAACCCAGGGACGTTGATACCTTCAGACAAAATAGAATAGTGGAAGACCACAAACTTCTTAGAAGGATCACTACCCCAAGCAGTCAGAGTGTTGAAAAACTCTTCACGGTTGACCTTACGATCATCGACATATGCACCGAACTTACTAGTAATATGTAGGACGTGATAGTCACGATCTTTGAGTTGCTGAATCATATCAGACTGCCCCAGCATACGCCCCAGGACGCGACTGGAAGGCGCTGCAACCAGCACCTTTGCTGCCTGGTTATCATCAAGGTTGTCAATGATGTTAGAGACGGTATCAGCGTCGATCTGAGCAGCACTGTCCTTAGTGCGGTCAGCATTGGTCTCAATGCCAACAACAACAGGAGGAATGATGCTACCGTTATTGATCAGTTCAGGTGCAGGAACGTTGCAGATAACATTACCAAACACAGTGGTGTTGTTCATCCCACGATCATGCCGACGTGATTGACGTGGTGTAGCAGTAAAGAAGAATGAACGATCTGCAAAGTTAGAGCAAGCAGCAACAGGAACAAAGAATTGCTTAGTGCAAGCATTGTGCGCTTCGTCAAAGTAAGCCACGTCGATGTCAATACCAGCATCAACAACACGACGTAATGAATGATAGGTAGTGAAGATAATGCAGGACTCATCGGCAGTACGGGCAACATTATTAAACAGAGCAATCTTCTCGGACTTAGTGCTGCTGAAGTAGTGAGTCTCACCGCTGTGGCAGTGAGCAACGTGGACAGAGTTGCTGTCGATCTGTTGCATAAACTCCTCGCACAGTTGATTAGCGAGAAGGATACGAGGAGCAACCACAACAATGGTTTGAGGACCGTCAGCGAGCAGACGCAGCGCGTGACGGATCATGATCATGGTCTTGCCACCGCCTGTGGGGACAAGCACTTGACCCTTAGCAGCACTGCTCATAGAATCGAGAGCACGTTGCTGGTGGGGGCGGAGAGTGATGGTCAAGTCGGTTTCGCTTCAATGCATATAGTATAAACCCCCTGACGGCGAACCGTCAAGGGGCTGTGTCAGTTTACTGACTGTCTATGCGTTTTCAGGTCTCTTGAACTTCTTAGAGATCTTTATAGCGTTTGCCATAACTGCATCTCCAATCTGATTACGAGGTCCAGCATCACGATACATAGCAGATTGACGATACTTGTCAAGAATGTTGAAGAAGATATATCGATGTGCATTAGCATCAATGAAACCCTTTGAAAGAGTTGTCTGGTTCTCTACTTGATTGAGAACACTTGTTAGATACTTCCATAACAACTTCTCGGAACCATTCTCTAAAACATCATCCATAAAGTGTGCCATAAGACAACATGCACGGTACATAACTCCCGTCATATATTTGTCTTTGTGGAAACCAAACATTTCCTTCCACAAAATGTATCCAGACCATAGACGTTCCATGGTATCAGGATGATCCATCTTGTAGTCTGAAGTGGCAGCAATGAGAAACTGGTTGAATGATTTCAGTTCTACTGCATCCTCTTCAGTAGATCCAAATCCATCAATATTCAAGTTAAGTTCTCTGAGAACTCTCTCTATCCAGAGTGATACTGGTTCATCAAATACTACACCCGCACGAATCTCATCAACCTTGTTGAGTTTCTTACGTTGAGTATTCAGAGCATAAAAGATCTCTGCCTCAATCTTCTCACATTCCTCTAGAGTCGCATTTTCATCATGCTCATAAACAAATGCAGGGAACTTGACACCCTCTTTACCTGCTCCTGAGAGGAAATATAGAACTGCCTTGTGCTGCCCATCAATCAACCAGTCACCACCATTAGGTCCAAGTGACTTAGGACGACGTGCAACTACTGCAGGGACGAGAAGTTTCAGATCTAACTTCTTATACTTTTTGATAGAAAAGACGCTCAAAATACGCTGATAAAGCTTCGATACCTTCAGAAGTCCAGGATCGACATAGTATTCGATAATCAGTTCTTTTCCAATGTATCCGTGCTCAACGGATTTTACCAACTTGGTATTAGAAGCAAGCTGGTGGATGTAATTAAAGCTATCCATAAATTTCTCCTTGTGAAATTTGTAAATGGGTGTTTGGCGTCAACAATGTGAAGTAACTTCTTGAGTTGACTTAGTAATTATATAGGTTGATTAGAAATTTGTCAACCTATTGGGGAAGAATGTCACGGTTTCCCAACGCATTTCATACTCTCCCAGTAGAAAGTCTTCCATGCGATATGCTTCCAATTCGGAAGGATCGTCACAGTATTCTAAATGATCAATGGTCTCACTTTTCCAGTATTTGTGTCCATTCTTGTGCTTGAGATCACCTTTAACCATTTGAAACATGTGCCAGAGTTCATGTAAAAGAGTTGTGCGATATAGAGTATTGTCCATATAAGTCTGAAGTTCAATCAGAAAAGTTCTAGGACGTGATGGAATGTCCTCTGTAGAACAATATCCAACCACAGATTCTCTCTTCAGACCACGATGAACAACATCAATCGTGAGTTGATAGTTTGGTAGATACTTATCTACAAACCAGGATACAACACTCTCACACTCCCGCTTTCTATAACCATACCCACTAGGGCAGAGAATACTCTTGCTGACCAATGTAGCATCCATACGAAAGATGTTAGAAAGAGGAGGCGATGAGCGTTATTATACATCAGAACTTGTTTAGCATCTTAATAGTCTCAGGATCAATGTTATCCTTGATTCCTACAGACCAATAATCGTTTTCATCTTCAAACGGATCAAACTCTTCTACTTCGGTGTACTTGTCAAACACGTCTTGTTCGTAGGCGAGATCGTCGTACATGTGCTCCTTTGGTTGAACTCTCATATAATAACCCCCCTCAACGCATCCGTCAAGGGGGGTGTGCCACTTTATTGAACTGTCACATCAGACCTTCATAATGAAGACTAGTGAGACCCACTCAGGTTGGTTATCCCATGACAGTGTTGCTTGTGTGCTGTTTGAATCATAAACCTGACCAGTTGCACCGCTAGTTGATTGACCAGTACCAGAGATTTGCAGAGCATGGAAGTGATCATATGCATTATATGGTCCAAGTGAACCTCTACCCAGTGTGTTACCTGCAGATCCAGAATAAGATCTTCTAGGATCAGTTGTACCAGAAAGAGCATGATAACCGTCACCATTAGAGTCGCCACCACTACCAGGACCACTTCTTAGTGTTCTGTTACCATTAATATCGTAGAATGGTGATTGATCAACAGCAGTATATCCTTCTGTTGTACCTTCAATTTCAATTCCACCAACTTCACCATAACCTTCACCAAACTGAACATTTTCACCCGCAGCGTTAGCAATAGCAAGCGCTCCATCTTGACTACCACTAAAATCATGGTCGTGATTTAGAATCGTAGGTGACAGTCCGTGAGTGTGAGCAGGAATTTCTGGTCTGGTTAGTTCGTGACCACCAGAGATAAACTCTCTTGTTTGCTCATGAGCACCACCTGTTTGATTAGCACTCAGCATACCTTTGACAAACTTATCTGTCATGTTTGGTGCAACTGTTGTCGTACCAAATCTGTTGTTATATGTACCACCATCACATAGAACATATCCATTTGGAATGTTAGAGTTAGTTCCAGACCACATAATAACTGCACCAACAGGTAGTGCTTGGTTCATAATATCATCACGAACTTCTGGTGAGAAGAGTGTACCAGCAGCCTGAGAGAAACCATTGTTTAGACTGAAGTTTCTGTAGACATTATTGGTGTTGGTTGGTTCCTTAACTCTGAAGAAATAGTTCTCATCAGTTTCACCTTGGAAAGATGCATAGCATACATGAGTATTAGGAATTGAGATGCCACTATTTGTTCCACGGAAGAACATATCATCTTCTAGGTATAGATCAGATGACATTACAACAGTATCACCGAACGCAGAAACATATCCAGGTGCAACATCGAATGAATAAACACCACCACCAAGTTCACTGATTCTTGCTCTTGGAGCATCTTGGAAGTATGCAACTGATGGTTGTGTCAGTGCTCCAGAAGCACCAGAACGTGACTGATCGATCCACATAACAGGAGATCCATCAGACTTATCAATACCAACCAACCAATCATTAGGACGTGTAGATCCTGCTTTGATGTAGAAGTTGGAGGTACGTGCAGAGTTTCTGTAGTAACCATTGATACCTAGTCTACCTTCAGTTGGTGTATCTCTATCCTCAAAAGCATACAGACCACCAGTCTTTGTCATGCCTGTTTGATACCAGACACCATCAGTTTGACCAGCAGGATCAGGTAGGAAGATCCAAGATTGGTTGTTTGATGTAGCATCAGCACTCATCGCAGCAGATGCTTTGTGTGCAATATCACCAAAACTTTGACCATGAGCCCAGGTAACATCTACCAATAAACCATCAGAACTTACCATGTTCTCAACGATGTCACCAGCACCAGCAGCGTGCATCGGTGGACGTGTAGTCAAAGACCAAAGTGTGGTGTCTTTTCTTAATGCTAGATCAGTATCATAAGTTTCAAATGTGGTCTCACCACCAGATGTTTCAGTACCAACTGCTCTCAAACTTACGTTATTTGTAGAGAACAGATCATGAACACCACGATAGTCACCAGTATTTCTTACTGAGAAACCATTACCTGCACCATAGAATGTAACCTTCTGAGTCTTAGTTCCAGCATCTTTAGGTGTGTTGAACTGAACACCACCTAAGAACTTAGTTGGACCTCTAACAGATCCCTTCTGTCTAACAGATGCATCTTGGTCAGAGTTTTCAACAGTTAGTGAACCTTTGACAACTAGATCAAATACATCATCTCCAGATGATGCACCTTCTTCATCACCAACAGGAATGTTATCCTCAGGTACAGCAGAAACCTCTAGAATTGCCTCATCAATAATCTCAATCGCACCAGTAACAGCATTAATCTTCTGGTTACCAACATATAGATCACCCTGAGAGTTCAGACCAGAATAGAATACAACACCAGCATCTTCTTTCTTAGCCTGTGATACAACAACCTCACGATCTGTCAGTTCACGTTGTTGCTTAGCAGGGAAAGCAGTTGAGTAGTTACCTGGACCATAACCAACATATTCAAATGTATGGTTACCAGATCTGACAAGTGATGGTCTGCGAAGTTCAATCTCAATACCAACATCTTCAGTTCTACTTGAAGAACCACTTCTTAGATAACCAATAGGAAGGATTCTAGACTGATCTTCTCTACCTCTTCTTGCTGAACCTTCACGCTCTACAGTGATGTTTGAAATTGCAACAGAGGCATAGTTGTTATCCGTCAGGAAGGCAACTGCTGCCTCTCTGGTGATTGAATTAGTTCTAGAGTCAGAATAAACATAACCTTGGATTCTATGATCTGCAACTGACTTAGCAACTGGTGCATTACTGACAGGATTATCAGCATCCAATGCAGGATATAGTTCAGCAGTGCTCTGACTAAACTTAAACTTCTTGAACCAGTTTTGTGAAATAGATCCACCATCACCACGAACCATTCTGTCGTGATCAACCTGAACGTCTGCAAGTAACAGTGTTAGATAGTAGACACCATCTTGTACTCCAGGAATAAAGTCCTGAACCTCAGTGATGTCATAGATGTAATAAGATCTTTCATATTGATTATAATCTCCAGGATTACCACCATCCCATGTCTCAGGTACATATCCATCAGGATTAGTTCTCAGTTTCAGAACATAACCAAGGAATGGTGGGCGAGCAGACTTGAACTCTTTGGGTAGAACATATCTGAATCTGTATGTTCTGTCGTAGTTTGTTCTAACGTCTCTTTGACGATTTAGTTTTGCTGGTTGTGTTGCTTTAGGTGCTTGATCACCTTGGAAGTCTCCTTCACTCAAAATAGCATCAATAACCTGGTTATTTGCTGTCTTAGTAGTTACAATCCAGTTACCAGCAGTTCCTGTTGCAGTGTCTACAGGATTAGAAGCACCCAGTGGATTCAAAGGATCATATTGTAGTGGGCATCTTGTGATCCAAGGTGCAGCAGACCACTGACCAGAGTTAGCAAATACCTTTACTTTTCCTGCTGCAGAGATAGCACCTAGAGTAATCAGGTTTCTATCATTATTTGCATCATCAAATGTAGCAACAATTTTGAATCTTGATGTGCTAGTTGGATATGCATAATAGAACTGAGTTTGAATCAGAGGACCACTCGACAGAGTTGGCATTGTGTCTGTCGCAGAAGATTTCACGAAGAAGATAGGTTGACCCTTATCAAATCCATGAGGAATCTCTGTTGGTGATATAGCAGATGCATCATTAACAGTAATAAACTCATTAGAGTTTGTACTGGTAATGAACTCAAATGATGTAGGAGTTGGTCTCATATCTGAAGTCTTTTGAATGACTTTCAGTTCACCAGTTGCTGTAATTGCACCCTGTGCAGTAACAGTCTTAGGTGGGTTATCAGTACGAACGTCAATAGGAGTACCTGCTCTTGCTTCTTCAATAGTTTTAGCAAGTTTGAATTGACTATCTCTATTTGAAATAGTTCCAGATGGACCATTCCATCCCTGACCAGAACTTGTCCATCTACCACCATTTTCTGAGATGATATAGTATGTGGTGTTAGGTTCAATACCATCAGGTAAGTAACCCATCTCAGACTCAATTCTGACTGGTGTACCAGTTCTCCACTGGTGAGTTTGACCACCAGACAGAGTACAAACGTCAGTATTTGGATTGACCGTAAATACTTTCTCTTGTACGTGTTCAAATGAACCAGAACCAGTTACGTTAGTTGCTAGTTGTACATTTTTGACAACAGTAATAGCACCCAGAGTCATCTCAACATCTAGGTCTTCATCTTGCTTACCACCTAAAACATACTTATTTTCAAACAGATAAGTTGGTGTCTTATCTGGCGTCTTAGCATTGAATAGATGCAGTTTAGTTCTTGTTGAAGAGGTATTAGATGACTGTACCTTTTGTACGTCGAATGGATACCAGGATAGTTCATCAATGGCAGCCTCATCAATCTTCTTGGGAGGAATAATATGAGTGATCTTACCAAACTTATCTTGTGGGAAAGCCTTTTCACGGAATCCAATTGCTCTCAGAGCTGTGTTACCAAAGTTAGAGTTCGAGTTGGTAATCGAAATGTCACCACCATCTTCAATCAAGAAGTGATCACAGAATCCAACAGCGAAGACAGAAACTGCCTGAATCAAACTCTCATTTGTGATATGAACGTGGAATGTTCTCCAGTCATCACGATAAAGTGCAGATCCTTCACTGTGTAGTGTAGCAACTGTGGTTGATACTTGGTCAGATGGTAGAGTGAATCCTACCTGAGATTCTGTTAACCATGCTGGATCTTTCAGTGGGTTGCCATCAGCATCAGTTCTATTCTGGATCTGATACATGTAACGAACGAACGCTCTATCATCCTTCTGGAGAGAAACACCCGTGTACTGTGCAACAACCATTGACTTGAATCCAGTTGCCTTGGATCCATCAGCCAACATACCACAAATACCAAAGACTGAACGAATCGAACAGTTGAAGATATATGGTGATGCAGAGTCAACAGTATCAATGTCAGCGATCAGTGTTGCTGCTGCTGTAGTATTGAAACTATAGGTCTGTGGAATTGTAGATGCAGACAGAACCTTCTCACACTGAATTGTGTTAGCGTTGATAACACTAGTAACAAAGACAGTGCCATTAATATCACCACCAAATCCAGAACCTTGAGAAGTTTCGGTTACATCCAGGTCTTTCAGAGAGACAATCTGGTTCTTGAATAGACCATGTGATCCTCTTGTAGTAACACTAATTCTATATCTCGATCCTTGAATCAAATTGATAGCAATAGACTCAATTCTGTTGTCTACGTTCAGAGGACCAACAATTCTGTTCTCCTGCTGCCTTGCTTCAATCTCACCTTCAGCATCAGTGATAGGATCAATAATGTCAATGTTAGAGAAACCTCTAGCAACCTTTGCATAGTACAATCCAAGATCATTCAGTTTGGTGATCTTAGTATTTGCTTCATGAAGTGCAGGTGCTGTTGTACCTAACTGGTTTCTATATACAGTGATTCTGCTCTCTTCAGGATATACTTTCTTGACTCTGACAACCTCTCTCGATGAGGCAGTAGCGTTATCAATCAGCAGGTAATCTCCCATGAAGATTCTTGCCTGCGAACCACTGTTGATCTTGTTTAGATAAATGTCAGTAGCAAGAGGATCATTAACTGCTTGAGTACAAACAATGTCAGCAACTGACATTCCATTGGCATACTCAAAACCAGTGATCTTATGGTGCGATCCAAGACCAGTTGTACCACTAGTTGTGAGTGGTTGCTGAGTTAGATTCCACTCATAGTTTGCAGAATACTTAGAGAACTTGACTGTATCTGCAAAGTCATTAGTTGCATATCTATAGATACCACCAGTTTGAGTTGGAATAGCATCAAAGATAGAGAACTGCCAGAAGTAACAAGCACCAGTAACTCTAAAGAACGCTGCTCTTCCTAGAGTCTGATTAAATGCTTCTTCTACATATGCTCCAGGTTGTTTATAATCAGACGTACCATATCCTACATTATTGGAGTCAAGATACTCCGCATACATTGGATCAGGAACATAACGAGGTCTGATTCTTGTCTTACGAAGGTCACTACCAATGATGGAAGTACCTCTAGGGATGACTACACCACCCTCAGTAGAGTTGAACTTATATAAATCGTTGGCATCATCAAAGATATTAAAGTTAGATCCATCCGTCAGTTGAGGAACAATCGGTTGACCACTAATTGTTTGGTCAGTGTTCCAATAGTTTGCATCTTTATCCCAATCTACAAAGAATCCAGGTCTGTTGTCAATCCAGTGATCTCCTGGTGACAATAGAATTGAATATTGATCGTACTTATCATTTCCCTTATCTGGACCAGCAACGTATGAAAATCTTGCGACTTCAAGTAGTGCTCTCTGAATAGTTTTGAAGGGTCTTGTTGGTGAGTTACCTCTGTTAGAAATCAGGTCTGATGCGTTGAACTCACTAGGATCAACATAGAGAAAACGACCTTCAGTAGAACTAATCAGGTTTGTTAGGCGAGTGAGTGACATGCTCTTTATTAGACATACGGATCCTATATGCATATTTATAAACAACAAGACCCTCCCGAAGGAGGGTCTTTGAAGTCACACGGAAGGGATCACTGACGACAGTATCGCCAAAGCCCTATGACGGAATTGAACCATCCTCTGCAGTTTACAAAACTGCTGCATCACCACAATGCTTATAGGGCGTGTCTGTGATAGTCTTGACGTGCTCTCTCACGTCTTTGTACTCTACCGTTACCTTTATTCTTTGCTCTGTATGTAGGAGTTTGGGAATGGCAGTTTGGGCAGATAAACCTGAGATTTTCAGGACTATCATTATAGGGGTTTCCATCAATATGGTCAACCTCTAAACTGATTGGGTTATTGTTCCATTCAGTAATCCCACAGCACGAACATTTATAACCGTGTGTATCTGTGAGATATTCTCTCAGTGCTATTTTACCAGGCTTTTTGCCTCCAGTCAACCACTCATCAATGCGTTGTTTCTTTTGAAACTCTTGTTGACAAGTATTAGAGCAATACTTACCAGTTTTATTTGCTGGATTGTATTTAAACTCTGTTGAGCAATGAGAGCATTTACCTAACATAGTAGACCTTTTTATTTTATTTATAAGGTCTACTAGGTTAGGCAATAGGAGTGGAGAGACTTGAACTCTCACGGGCACAATGCCCAACAGATTTTAAGTCTGGTGCGTCTACCGATTCCGCCACACTCCCAGTATAATTAGAAGGTGACGTATTTTAGGGTGTTTTCATCAAGCATCTCACGACACAGTTTGAGAACATTCATAAACTCTTCTGATGTCTCACATTCTACCACACGTTCATTACCCTCGTCAGAATAAAGGTAGAACTTGCGCTTTTCCAGATCGACAACAACCTTGTTGAGAACGTCGTTTTGCATCGTGTCCCTTGATTACTCCGTAATTATACCACGCCTTTGGGTGGCGTGTCAACCCCCTAGTTCAGGTAAATTTTGCTCGCTGTGACCTTGAAGATCTGTCCAGCACTGATGTAGTGGAATCCATTAGGAGTTTTGAAATTTGTTTCAGTTCCATTCACAGTTGTATACATACTCATTCCAACATCATTTGTCCAGAATCCAGCGTTTGTAAATTCAATTCCACCTTTTTCATTCTTTTGCTCTACAGCAACTCCATGTTCTGCAACCATAACAAATATACCCTTTACCTCATGGTCTTGGGCATTTGTAACAGTATTTAGTGAGTTTGATTCAACATGAATAGTATTTGCTGCATCTATGGTGATAGATTCACCTTTCACTACATACTCTTTCTCTGCTTTAGTTGATACAACTTTGGCACTTTCTCTGATTGCTTTACCACCATCAAGATCATACTGAGCACACTTAATCTTTAGGTCTTTGGAAACATCGATGTCCAAATTACCATTTACTTTGATGTGTGAACTATCACCATTTCGTGCAACAAGTTTTAGGTCTTTCTTTGCAATGATTGAAATGTTTCCATCTGCATCAAATTTTATAGAACTACCAGACTTGTGAAGAAACTCAAAAGATTCCTCTCCTGGTGTAGTGTTGAATCTTGTTAGAGATCCATCATAAAATGTTTTGCCCTGAACATATCCAGGTGCTGCTTTTGTGTCTCTAATAGTCATATCGTTATGGGCAATCTACTACTTCTACTTTTTGTTGTAATGCAAGTTTTTCTTGTAGTGTTCTATTATTTTTATTTACAAATCTGATGACAGGTACAACTACAGCACCTTTTCCTCCTCTCCTGTCACCGACAACATTATCCTTGATTATGATTGATGGCGCACAATTATAATTATAACCAGAATCTACAACCTTCACGTCAGTAATTCTTCCTCCACTATGCTCTAAGGAAACTTGTGCTCCATATCCTAAACATCCACCAGTAACCTCTGCATATGGATCAATATAACCCTCACCAACATTTCTAATTTCAACACTTTGAAGAATACCAGTAATGTCATCAGATTCTGCAGAAATAACAATCGTAGTATTAGTTTGATTGGTTAGTGTGTTTGGATCATTAACAGCATCTCTAGCGTCTGGTTGTCTAAGTTCACCACCACACATATTGATACTTACAATAGGTCTTTCTCTGAATACATAACCATTCTCATTTGCAAAAGAAGCAGAAACTATTTCACCATCAACATTGACAAATGCTGTTCCTTTCAAGTAATAATCATCAACTGAGAATCCTGTTTCTGGATCATACATTTGAGTGACAACGAATAAATCAGGAGCACATGCACCATTAGATCCATTTCCATATCCAGATCCACCATCAAGAACAATTCCATCATTTGCTGGATATCCATTACTGTCAATAGGAAGTTCAATACGAGCTCCACTACCACCAATTTCACTAGACCTAGGAATATAGCGAGAAGAACCTATCTTCATGTTCTTCGTTTTATCTCTCTTGTATCTAATCCATGTACCCTGAATCAGTGGTGCTTCAAGATTTCCAATTAGAATTTCTCTAGTGTCCTGGTTCCAAGAAATTGCAGTTCCCTCGATACCATATGTTGGACCTTCACCCGCACTACAAGATACATAATTGTCAAGAATACCTAATTTAGACAATAATGTAGCAGCTTCATATGCTTGTTCTGGACTACCACCACCAGCAGCTAATGCTGCTTCTACACTAGTTGCACTGGCAAGAAGATCTGGAAAATCAAGTTGATTCTCTGAAAAATTCTGTTCAACAATAGCAGTAATATCTAAATTACCATTGACAACATCATCAATAACTTCTGAGCAAATAAATCCTTCAATAATTTCACCGCTATCAACAAATTGTTCTAAAGATCTACCAAACGAAGATGAGGTATATGATGGTGTGAGAAGTTGTCTATTGTCTTCAGCATACGTACTCACATTAGGATCAGAACAACCACTTTCTGCAAGAGTATCGGCATCAATAGGATTCTCCATAAACTGTTTTGCTGATTCAAGTGCAGCGGCAGTTTGAGTATCATTAAATGATGGGATTGCAATATCTTGTGGTCTCATGAATCCTTGCTTACTATCATAAACAAAAGATCTGCTACACTTGATCAAATCTTTATCGATACATCCAATAACACCAAGAATTGACTTTGCAAATCCAATTACAGAACTAATAATTCCGTTGATAGTTCCAAGAAGAGATCCGACATCAGACAGAATTGCAGTCAATAGATCACCAACAATATTAAGAGCATTAGTAACAGAATCTAATGCTTTGACTAGAATGTCACCCATCGCCTTACGGATGGCACAATTCGCCTGACGGAAAAATTCAGTGGGGGAATTTTCAATCTGATCTAAAATACCCTGTAACATAGAATTGAACTGCGGAAACAAAGTTTCCAACAGTTGTGTCTCCATGATACATTTAATAGTATTCAATGCTTCATCAAGAGATTTCTTGATGCCCCTGATAGTCAGTGGTTTTGGATTAGCAGAAGCACCATAGATCTCAGGATATTTCTTTGCAATTTCCGTCTCTGCATATCTGATAATAGCAGAGAGTGGATTCTTCATGATGTCAGAAAGAACCGTCGAATAATCATTGACCTTTGATTGAATATCTAAAACTTCACCAGTTCTTTTATCAATCCACTTATTTCCTGCTTTAGTTGCATCTGATAGAGAATTACTAAACTCCTCAAGTTTAGCAGCCATCTGATCCATCATACCCTCAGATGAACATACTCCGTCTCCTCTATTGACTTTGTATGTTTCATCAGACTTACGCTTCTGGTCTGCCTGACTACCTAATTCATCCTCTGAAGTACTCTTTGCTTTTGCTTTACCAAAGTCATCACCAGATTTTGCTTTTGGTTCTAAATGTGGTTGATCATTTGTTTTATCTGCCGATGGACTGACAGGTTTCTTACCAGCATTTTCTGGATTAACATGATCAGGTTTACTCCAAATATTAGATGGAGATAAAAAATTATCTGGATTGACTGTGGACTTTTTATCAGTGTTGATAGTTCCACCCAACAAACCCCAAATGATAGGGATTTGTTGTTCTTCTCCATCCAGAAAAAATCCCAGACACCACTGACCAGGAAGCAACATACACTTTGTTCCCTGACCACTCATCTGAGAGTTTGTAGGGGGATAAAGTATCTGTGCCCATGGTAAATCATCTGATTTGATATTGTTTCTGTCGGAATGATATCCAACAATTCTAACCTTGACTCTGTTAGAATTTTTGGCAGTATCTACAGATTTTTCGACTTGCCCAACCCACCAGTTGAACTTATCTTTACCAATAAAGTGTGGTGATATTAAACTGGTTGCTTGATCCATTTATCAATCTTCGTAAACTAAACACTCTGGAGCACTAGGATTTACATCACAATACATCTCAAGTGGTGTAGGATCATGATGATCTTCTGGATGATTTTCATGATATGCTTCTAAATCATGAAGTTCACCCTCAATATGCCTACGTTGTTGTGGTGAAATGGTTGGATCCTCAAGAATCTTTTTATCTTTTTCGATGTGTGACTCGATGTTTTCCATTTAGGTTTCCTCGTTGTTAGTATCTCTTACCAAGAGTAAAGATGTTCTCATTCCAGTTGATACTAGAGTATGCACTACTGTTGCGATAGTGTAGTACCCAGACTGTTTTTTATCTGTATTTTCTTTTGTTGAGGATTTACTTTTACCTTTCAATACAGATAGGTATATTTTATCCCCAGCATGTAAATTGCTGTTACCATAGATATTTATTTCTATTTTATTAGTAACTGCTAGAGAAGATCTTACTAATTGCTGAGATAGGGACTGTCTTATTTTATCATAACTTTCAGATTGTGCTGCAGTATCTGTATTCTCATACATTTCATTGTTATAAACCTTAGTCATAATTCTAGTTGGACTACCACCACTGGTCGGAGTTGGACCTTTTGCAAGATGAGCAAATGATGAATAAGTTTCACCCAAATCATATATGGTTTCATTATACCTTAGGGAACTTACATCAAAAAATCCAACTAAATTAACTTTTCCTCCCATGATAGAAGATCTCTCTGCATTATCATTTGATAATGTTTTGAAACTTAGAATGTTTCTTGATTTAGTTTCTTCATCCATTCTATCATTTGACCTTGCAGCATTATAAAAGTAGGTTTCTTTCTCTTTCTCTCCTCTAAATGTGTCCCCAGAGTCTTTATCTGGTGCTGCAAATACCTCATCTATTGGTTTGAAATTGTAACCATCAGAAGTTTCCCAAAATAGATATCCTGCAGATCCTTTACCTTCTCCCTTAGCAACATTTGTTGGAATCGATCTCTTACATACGTGCTTGATAATAAAATCAAATGGGCGATCTCTCATGGCAGCAAGTGTCAGTGGAACAGATTTATACTTACCTGATTTCACTTTCTTATTGCTTTTCAAATGTTGAGATAATACAGTAGGAATAATTGCATCTGTTGGTTCTTTCTGTTTGAACAACTTCTCAAATCTACTTTCTAAATTTAGGTATCCTTCAGGAGAAATACATTTCAAAGTATATACCGAAGTATCACCCGATTTAGTTCCAGAAACAATATCATATATTCTAACCGAAACTTCAATTTCCTCTCCCTCTAGCATAATTGATTTGAAAGTCAAATCTACAGTGTCACCCGTCAAAATGGGCAACTTAGTCATCAAGTTAGTATCAGAGTCTGCTGTATCAGATATCAGCAAATTAACCTCAATCGCTGGAGAGGTAATACTTTCTCTGTAAGTAACTGTTGGCACTTTCTGTGCAGAAAGAGAAGTTCCTTTGATTTTAATATTAGAGATTTCAAAATCTCCCGCACCTTTTTGATTTTTTGCCATTATCTATTGACTCCTAACGATAGCATGTCATAAAGACTGTTTGTAATACTTGAAGCACCAGAAGAAGAAGATACGTTTGCATCAGGTGATGCTTCAGAAACTGGATTTACAATACCACCTGGCGATGATCCAGGTGAAGCCTCACCAACATTAGTGGCAAAACTCATTCCTGTGCTTGAATTTGCACCAACAGGATTTCCAAGCATATTGTAAAGTGCATTTGTAAGACTAGGTATATCAGTAATTTGAGTGACTCCAGGTGTACCAGTCATACCAGGAGAAACACCACTAGTAATTGGTTGTGCTCCTGAAGGATCATGAGGTGTTCCAAGTAAACCAGTAAATCCACCTGCCATAAGGATATTTCTAACCTTCAATGAAAGTTGTGGTTCTTGTCCAACAGGAACCTGTGCAGCAGGAACGTCAAATGCTAACCCACTGCCATGATAACCCCTATCTCCAGGTCTATCAGTGGATCCAATACGAATATTGTTTCTTCTCAATAATGCCATTGCGGCATTTCTTTGAGGTTGAGTTCTAAATGCGAGGTGTTCATGGTAGTTGCTGCCACCATGGTCAGCTCTATATCCAGAGTGACTTTTATCCCCTGTCAAATATTCAATAACTTGACCACCTTGCTGGAATCCAGCAATATTTTTAAATGAACCAAATGCTGGTTTGAATAAATTAGCAAGTGGACTACTACCTAGACCACTAAAAATAGAAGAAGATCCAGATGAAGTTCCAGATGAAGATCCAGATCCCTCCCCACTAATATATGCAGGACCACTGCTAACACCCTTTTGTTTCATCAATTCGATCAACTTCCGAGGATAGCTAGGATCTGTAGCATAACCTTCAGACTTCAGCATCGCTGCTGCTTCATTAGGACTACCAGCATTGTTGACACCCCTATATGACTTGTAATTCTTATACCACTGAGTCACAAGGTGATCAACGGCATCTTGAGGTGTGTCAAAGTTCTTGAAGTTAGCATTGACATAAACGCTTTTACCATTGATAACTTCTCTAGTTCTATGATTGGTTGAAGATTCGCCGCTGGTTGCTTTGATTCCGAAGAAATTATTTTTACCAGACAAAGCTGAGCCCCATCCGCTTTCGAGTGCCCACTGAGCACTAACGAGTTGAGGATACTTTGCACCCTTCTCCTTACCCCACTGAGTAAACTTATTCCATCCCTCTTGTCTTGTTACTTTTCCACCTTCTTGGAATCTAGGAAATGCACCAAAATTGATAGCGTTTAGTCTTTGTGGACCAATAGCAGATACTGCTTTTCTATTAAGGACATACTCACCACGCTCAAGATAAGCAGGGACACTATCTCCAGTTGGTTTACCACCAAAGATTTGACCACCTCTTGCTTTCTTGACCGCTGCTGGATCAGCTGGAGCAGATCCGTCAGT